GTATTCAGCCAGTTACGAAGTTCAGTCATTCCTCGGGCATCAGCAAAATTTGCAATACCTGAAGCGCTGGTTCCAATTCGACGGTTGCGTTGCATGATTGCATTGGTCTTGTCCCAATGAGTCGGGAGCAAGGTAACGGTCTTGGCGTACATGAATGCGACCTTGAGGGTCTTCTTGTAATCGTCAAGATTCTCGTGACGGTTCAAGAACGTCTCCACAAGCGTACACATCTCGTAAGACTCTAAAGATTGTTCGGCGCAAGGATTATAGCCAGCCACTCGAGCGTCTGCGTTCGTAGGAGGATCAACCAGACGGCCATATTTGCGAGACACGTCCATCCAGATCACACCGGGCTCACCATTGCGCTTGATTCCGTCAATGATTGGTGCAAGGTCTTGACCTACTCCAACTTCTACCGAGTTATTGGACATCCAACCCCAACTGCGTCGGTAATAAGACGGACCTTCTGAAACGTATTCGTAAGTATTCGGATCTTGCTGACCGAAGTTTTTCAAATCCAAGAAATCTGGATCATCAATGGAACCGATCAACAATTCGGCACTACGGCGAACGTTGCCAGAAACAACACACACACCAATCAAGTTTCCAATATCGGCAATATCGTTTCGCGTAAGCAATTGGCCTTCTCGTCCATCAAAAATATTGCGAATTTCATCGTGCAAACGCTTAAGAGGATCTGAGCCAGCGGCTGTTCCACCGAATGTTTTGATCGGTTCTCCGGCGGGGCGAATTAAGGTGTAGCCAAATCCAACTGGGTGCTTGCCGTGAACCAAATAAGAGTTGATTAGCAAACGGACGCTTTCTACCCAACCTTCGCGAGTGTCGGGGATTTCATAAATCTCTTTATCGCCTTCGGGCTTAAGAATTTCAAATTCGCGATCAGCACCCTTGGCATCAAAACCAACACCAACACCAAGCATTGAGGCTTCCATCAAAAAGCAAAGAGGTTGCGCTGGGTCTAGACGAGTCATATCGCCTGTAGAAACAAAAGCGCAATTCTGGAGAGCCGCGGAATTCTTCTGTTCGTTAACCAACTCAGTACCCATGACCCAAAGACCACGACCGGGGGGAGTCCACTTAAACGAGAACAAACGCTCATAAGCATCTTGCGCAGTCTTCTGCGCCTTGTTGTCATTCCACGGAAGACGGTTCGTCTTAGCGTGATCTTTTTGAATGGAAAACATTCCCTCAATTACACGACGACAAGTTTCATGCCAACGTTCCTTAGTTCCATCCGGTTTAATACGACTATACGTTCTGATAAACGTAATTTCTCCAAGACTGTTTCCACCGGCGTCGGTGAAACCCCAATCCACTGGTCGTTCCGTATATGAATCAATAAAATTATCCGGAAGTGTAAAACTAAGAATCCCCGATGTCACAGTAGTATTGCCTCTCTCATAGCGTTGATAATTCCTTGTGGCGTTCGCCAATCCATTTCCCATGCTCGCAAATCTTCTCGCCTTGAAGCAAGAATTTGCAGTGTTGCCTGAAAAACTTCTCTCTGTATATTACTCTGATAAAGCGAAAAAACCCAATCGGCGGCACGTTCAACTTCTGCGCCTTCCGCAAGCATATACATCTCAAACTTTCCTGTTTTTTCTGCGGCTTTAACACCTTCACGGTTGATCTGATGTGCTAAAACGCAAGGCATTTGATCTCGTCCTGTTGAGATGATTTGTTTTAACTCGCGCATAATGTCACCAATTACAACATGACGACTGCGGTTAGCATTCGGGTTTGGGTGTTCAACAAAAGTAAGTTGATCAATGATGAGACCTTGTGCTCCGAGAGTTTGTGCTTCACGGTACATAGATTCCGGCGTACGACGGCCGGGCTCTGGACTAATGATTCGCAAATTCTCTTTCAGTTTTGGCAATTCATCATTTTGATACCAACGTACTCGCTCTTTATCTTCAGCAGAAAGATTTCCTCGTTGCCAATCTCGGCTATTGAGGCCAAGAGCAAAACAGACCAAACGGTCCACTGTCATTTCAATAGAGTTTTCTAAAGTAAACAAAGCCACAACCCGACCACGCATTGCCTCTTGCAAAGCAACGTAGTTCAAAAAGTAAGACTTGCCTGTTTTGGGCGGAGCCGCGACGACTGCAAGTTCTCCATCGTGAATTCCAAAAGTGTGAATGTCCACCAAAGGAATTCCAAAAGTTAAACCTCTGCTTGTGTTGCCTGCAATCTCTCGGCCTTCATAAAGGTTAAAACTCTCAGAAAAAATGTCTGCAAAATCCACACTGCGGTGACGAGGTTGCATATTCAAAGACAAACTCATCAAGCCGTCAATTTGCTCGTTGAGAACACGGATGCGATCAGGTGCCGAAGCAGAAGACATTGCCATAGCGGCGCTTTTTTGCCACTGCTGATACGTGTAATGAACATACTGGCTCTTTAAATGGTCAATAGCCCATTCAATGTTGTCAACCTGTTCATTTTCTGCCGGTACCTCAATCTCTGCATCTTCAAGATGTTGTTGCCAAACAGACATCAATGCGTTGCGAGAAGGTGCTTGTGTCCTACCTGATTCAAAGAAACGATCTAAAGACCAGGAAACTACGGGACGCAAGGCTTCAGTTGGGATGCACTCTAGATCCAAACCTTCTTTAACCAAAGACTCAAGAGAGTCAGTGTCAAAAAGGGATGCAACAAGGGCGACTTCAGCCGTATTGCTCATGCCCACCTCAATGGTTCGACGATTTCGGGATTTTTGTTTTTCATTTCTTCGCTCATGGTTGCACGGAAATCTTTTCCAGTCATGCAGATAAAATCAGAAGATCCTGTAAGCCTTGAAATGATGTGCTTCTTGTACTTCTGTTCTAACTGTTCTGGCCTTAAATTCGTGGTCATCAATGTTGGAAGACCTGAGTTAATACGATTCTGGATAACAATGTCAAGTCCATCAATGACTGAAGACTTTGAACGGTTCTCGGATTCAATACCAATGTCGTCAATAATGAGGACTTGGCAACTTGCGGCTTTCTTATAAAACCAGTCTCGGTCTTCGGCATCGCTCCAACCTTCCGCAAATGCGTCAAGCATCCGCGTAAAGGGAAAGAAGTATCCATCAAAGCCATTGACCATCAAACCTTTAAGAATCAAAGTTGCCAACAAAGTTTTGCCAACTCCATTGTTTCCGTAAAGAATGAGTCCACGACCGTTAGAAACATTCGCGTGGCAATTCTCAAGATACTCTAAAGCCGCCTGAGCCGCTTCAACATCAACCGCCTTCAGATCAGACCAAGACTTTTTTTGGTAATCAACGCCGATACCGGCATTGGTAAACCAAAGAGACAAAATCATTTGCTCTAGGCAGTTGCAGTTGTACTCCACAACTTCGCCTTCAACAAGAGTCTTGAACCAGCCCTTGCCACCACAGGTGAGGCAAGTCTGTGAACGAGAACACCAAAGGGATTGGTTTTTTCGTCGAAGTCGTTCAAGTTCTGGATCGGTAATGATTCGTACTGTGGGCGGGTTGGGTGGCAACGTAAGTCGCTCTGACACCGATTCTCCGTTCGTAGTTGTTTGGCGGAACACTACAACACACTAACACATTTATTCTTCAGTGCGTCCAAAAAATTCTTTTTCACAAAATTTCCAGAAAGTTTCTGCCACAAGAGTAACATTTTCAAGCGTTTCTCGGTCTTCTTGAAAAAGAAACTGGTTTGTAATTTCTAATAGTTCTACGTTGGTTTTGTGAACTATGTGAGTTGTGCCACTTTTATTGACAACAAGCCAATTGTATGCATCCATGCCGGAAAGGTATCCCTCAAAGGCAGATCCTGATGTAAATTTAAATTTTATAAGTTGGCCTTCAATTGCGGCCCTAGCCATTTGCTTTTCTGAAACATACGAACCAGTTTTCTTAATAGCCACAATCAAGCCTTTCAAAAAAAGACCCCGCATTATTCCGAGCCAGCGAGAATAATGCGGGGTAACGTTTATTCATTTACTCAATGACTGCGCCCAATCGTAGTGGCGTTTTCATATTTTGTAAAATCGGTTAGTACCAGTGATGCGACTGCCAATGAGCAAACGCACCGCAAGGTGATCCATAGCGTCCCTTAATGTAACCCAAACCCCATTTGATTTGGGTAGCAGCATTAGTTCGCCAATCACTTCCTGCAGATGCCATCTTACTGCCCGGCAAAGATTGAGGAATACCGAAGGATCCCCCATTAGGACTTCCTGAACGGATACTCCAACCGGACTCGTGATACCAGAGTTTCTTCAAGCAGACCCATTGTCTGCCAGTCCAACCACGCTTGGAGGCTTGAGCCTTGCCGATGCGCTGATTCTTGCCACAAGCCTGAGTCCAGTCTTCCCAAGACTTACACTTGGAACGTGCCTTAGAATGGCTCTGTTGGCTTTTAACAGCCTTTTTAGAGACAGCCTTGTGCTTCTTAACCGGATTAGCCTTATTGGCCTTTTTCTTAACAACGACCGTTTTGGCCTTTGCCTTTTTCTTTGGATGCTTTTTTACCAGCACTTTATGAGCCCCCGCCGTAGCCTTGGGTGCTTGTGATACCTCTGGAGCAGGGGCTTTAGAACACCCTTGCAAGGCAATCACGGGAATTAAAAAAACCGTCGCTAAGAATCTAGCAACGGCTCGTTTGTTCGGCCTTGTATGGCTTACCAACTGTATATCCTTCCGTAGCAACCGTAGCGGCGATTGCGGCGATGAGACACGTTGCTGGCTTGCAACACTCTCTTTACAAGAATCTACTATACACCATTGCCCCACAATTTTCTTTCCAAAACTTTTTCTAAGGTAGTTTTCATGCCCCATTCGGACAAAAAAGACACATAACTGTCAAATAATATGGAATCTGGGGCCGTGGGGCTAAAATTTGGAATTTTGGGTAAATTTGGAATAAAATCGGCATTTCTTAGGTCAACAAGGGCTAAATTGGCCAATACTTGGTTTTTATGCTCAATAAAACGTTCATCTTCAATCTTGTTCAAATCTCCTGCAGATTCTTTCAACATTTTGACTGCTTTTTTTGTGCCAATACCTTTAATGCCGACCACGTTATCTGAAACATCTCCGGTAATTGACATTACCGCGGGAACCCATTCTACCGGACAATTAAAAAATTCTTCTACGGTGTCTTGATCCCAGATTTCTGTTTTGGTGCTGGATGAAGACAATCGTACTTGTTTTGTGCCATCTGTCAATAACTGCAAATAGTCTTTGTCATTTGAGACAATAATTATTTCAGCAGAATCTTTGTATGCTTTCCAATACCCAGCAATTACCTCATCGGCCTCTAAGCCATCTATGGCAATTTGAGCAATATTGGCATATTCACAAAAAGTGTGGGCTAATGAAAACGATGCTTGCTTTTTTGTATTAAAAGAATCAAAACTGTGTTCTGGGACTTCATTGCGATTGGCCTTGTAAGAAGCGTTTAATTGCGTTTTGTTCCTCTGACCTGCTCCATCCCAAATAATTGCCATATGGGTTGGTTTAAGTTCTCTTGCGTATTTGGTAACCGTGTTGATAAACACCGTTAAGGCTGATGTAGAAATGCCGTCAATTGACATTTTTGAATTCTCTGTGGCCATCAATCCACGAATCAATACATTTGATCCATCAAATAGCAATAATTTCATTTTGCTTATGCATTTTGTGTTTGTGGTTGAAAATCATCGTATTTGGGTGGTGCGTCTTTGAACAAGGTTTTTGCTTTGAATTGCGAAAACGCAAACAAAACCTTTTTTTCAAAATCTTCTAGAGACCCATCATTGTCAATGACAAAATCAAACATATCTTCTGGCAATCCCGCATCTGAAGCATGGGTATTGATAGGTCCGACATTTGGTCTGCGAATTTTGATATTTAGGCCCTTGAGTGTTGACACAGCCTCTACCTCATTGGGAAAACGAACATCCGTAATCACAATGTCTTGGTCTGGGGTGACATTGCGAAGGGCGAGATGTACCCAGATGTTTTCATCAATGAGTTCTCTCCCCACTTCTGTACCAATTACTTGAAGAAGTCGTCTGACTTCAGAATAATTGACTTTTGCATTTTCCCAACCGATATCATCAACCACTTGGCGAACTGTAATTAATTCACCGTTGATAAAACCAACTACGGGGTTTAATCGGTAAATGGATTCCCTCAATACATCAGCAAATGCGATTCTTTGAAAACCAAATGAATCAATCAAAAATTTGGCCATAGTATCTTTGCCTGATTGAGCAAAACCGTGGAGACCCAAGATCATTCTTCTGTATCCTCTGGCTTATTTATAGCGGATTCAACTTCTTCTTCGGACACGTTAGCAATTTCTAGGCCAATTGCAAATCCATCGGTCATGGAAGCAATTGTGGCAAAAGACATTGCGGAAAGAAATTCCGACATATCTAAATTGTCCAGATCCATTTCTTTAATGGTCTGTTCAATAACTGCCAAATTGCGTTGAAAAGCAAAAGTAAAAAATGCTTCAATATCTACAGGAAAAGTGTCCTTAGCATTGGCGCCACGTTCATCAATCTTATCTGCCGTTAAGCAAAGTTTGACGAAATCTTTTGTTGAAAATTCAGGTTCTTCAAAAATTTCATCAATTGCGTTTGCGATATCTTTTTCGGTATTCATAATAACATCCCTGCTAGTTGGGCGTGTGTTTTAACCATCAAAACAATTTTGCCTAGCCTATCACCATCAATATGACCGGCTTGAGCCAAGGCATGGCCCAACCTTTCAATATCGCCAATGGTAAATACTCGGTTCTTGTTTATCTGGCGAATAGCAAAAGGGCTTCCATCTAACTTAAGTCCACCCTTTAGGTTTTCTTTCCAGAGCCACCAACGTAAAGTTGTTACAGGGACTCCAAAAAACGCTTCTGCCACCGTTCCGGTAGCAAAAACAAAATTGTTCTCTGCTACAGAGACAATCTCTGGAGTGATCCAGTAAGGCCGATTGTCTGGGGTCATGATTGATTGATTCACAACAACAATGTGATCAGCCATTTTGACTCCTAAATAGTTGCGCCCCCTTGGATTCGGGGATTATCCAAGGGGAGCGCAGTCTATAGTCTACTTCTTGGCCTTCCGAACCGTCAATGAAGTAGATGCATTACCTCGCTTGGTAATGGATTTGATAATAGCAAGGCGTTCAGGCTTACTTGCAAGAGCCCTCAATGCCTTGTTTTCATCAAAAATTCGCTTCTCTTTGGTCATTGCAAGATAATCATCGCGCTCAATTTCTCCACTTTCCGCCATTTGTTCCAACAAGTCTGTATCCACAGAAACAGTGCCTTCTCGGTACTCACTGCTCCATTCTTGGACAGTACCTGCAATTGGAACTCTGTATGGTTGTTGTGGGGCACAAAGGATGTAATGGCCGTTGTTATCCAAATTGTTTGGATCGGCAATTCCTTTATTCTCTCCATCAATGTCAATGTGGTGGCGAATAGTTTCTGAGATCGCGGCATCACGATTTTTTAAGAGGTCTACAACTTGGCGCAAGGTCTCTCGTTCTTCATAGAGACTAGAGATTTCTTGTTCTTCCAAGATGCGACGTTCTGGGGGCATAACCACACCGAATACTGAAGGCAATTTTTTCAATGCTTCAACAAACTCTGGGGTAATACTCATTGGTGCAGGTACGGTGGGCACGTTATTTGCCGGTGCAATTACTTCGGTTTCTGAAGCAAAAATGGTGGCGATTTCTTTGATTGACTTGTTTTCTTGAACTGCAATTTTGGCACGCTTGAGCGATTCATCATTGAGAACAACAGTAGTTTCTGTCATGGTTTTTCCTTACTTTCTGGCGGTTGAGATTCCCAGCCTATAACAAATGTCCGACAAGGGCAACTTTAATTATTTAGGCACATGTGTCATACTATATACATGCCTACTTACGAATATCAATGCCTAGAGTGCAAACACCTCCAGGACCTTATCCGGTCAATTGCAAATCGGGACGAACCTGTTTCTTGCGAGGCTTGTTCAGGCAAAGCCGAAAGAATTTTATCTTCTCCCGGAATGGTCTGGGCACCTACTTCTGGTGGTTATCGGTAAAAATTGCATAAAGAAGCGGTGCCAACCCATCCCGAAATGGCACCGCTTCTTTTTTAATGCGAACTTACACCTTGTACCGTGAGGTAACTCTGGAACCGCCTGCCAGAGAAGCGTAAGTCTTCGGGCCAACGACACCGTCGGCTGGCCACAACTTCGGACGTAAACGCTGGAATTTCTTCACAGCATTAATATCGTCCTGAGTCATTGTGCCGGTTGGTTCATGACCAACAGCATATTGCACAACCTTGACTGCAGGATTTTTACTACCGACCTTAAACTTGTCTGCGCCGGGGTACTTAGGCAATGCAGGCTTTGTTGCAGGCTTAGCCGGAGTGGGTTTTGCGGGAGTTGGCTTTGCAACTGGCTTAACGGGAGTCGGTTTGGCCGGTGCAGGGGAAGTAAACCATTGAACCTTGTTTTGCTCAGCCTTCACGCTTTGCTTAATGGAAATGTGCAAATGCTCAGTGTGCGGACTGATACCCGAATAAGGTTCAGCCTTCCACCCACCAGAACTTGTGTAAATTTTGCGATTAAAAATCACATAATTGGCCGACGGGTGCTTTGAAACAGCCTTGATAATTTCGTCGGCATTTACACCCGGATAAGTAATATCAATAGCGTTCACTGATCCGCGAGAATTCGGATTGTGATCTGATTTACGGGCGGCATGTGACGCATCGCCAATTGTGCCGTCAGATTTCTTAGAACGATTTGGCCATTTTTTATTGACCTCGTTGCGGAATTGCACCAAAGACGGTGCGAGATGCCAACTCATGCAGACCCGTCACCTTCAATAGGAGCGTCTGTTGCAACGGCACCAATACCGTATGAAGTGTTGCCTGGATCAAGGTAGGCAACAATGGTGCGAATGGCGGTCAAAGCCGCAGAGATTGCGGCCGACTTGGCCCATCCAAAATCGTTGTTTGCGATTGCGCTCAATGGCACAAGAGCAATAAAAGCGGTAATAAAAGTCGTAGCGGCGCTACGTAGCAGTGAGGCAATGTTCGCCATTTATCCATCCTTACAGTTGGGATATCTTATGTACCATCTTACATAAGTTCTTTTATAAATCCAATCGGGGTTAGTACCAGACGTTTTCTTGCTCAAATTCAAACTTGTCTAGCCATCTTAGCCGATCAAATTGCAATTCTTCGCCTGTAGCCCCAATAACAAGTTCTACAAATTCTCCAATATTTTCTACTCTGCGGAACAAACCTTTTGCGTCCCTGTTCCAGCCACGGTCCACCAGAAAAGGAACGCTTCCGGATTCTTCCAACGTTTTGTAATTAAACGCATTGTCTTCAATAAAAGCGTCTGTTTTAATTAGCGCTTTGTTTTCACTAAACGTAAGAGAATGAAAAGGAATCTCGTGTTTAAGAATCCATTTCATTGTTGTTAAAGCCGCTTTTTTAGGGCGAGCGGTAATGATGTGGATTTTGTGACCGGCTTCGTACAAACGATTAATTTGGTTTGCGGCGTCATCTATCAAAGGTCCATTGTAAGCAAAACCTTTAATAATTGCATCATCATGCAAATTTTTATAAGTTTCGTGATCAATACCCCATTCGGTAAAGAAATCATATTTAACTTCTAGACCATCAAAATCTTTGGGGATGTTGGGATCATTATTGTGTAAAAGATAATCGTAAAAAGACACGGCAAAATTATGAACTACGCCGTCAAGGTCTACTCCAATAGTGGCTAATGTTTCCATCGTTTTCCTACTTTTGCTCGAACTTGAAATATTGAACAGGCCCTTTGACTCCTGGACTAAATTCAGAGGCGGCCTTAATTGCTTTTGTAACTCGTGATTTTGGTGCGGTTCCTTCTGTGCTAAATAAAGAACCAAGAGCCGAAGTGACTCCTCCGCCAATTGCGGCATAAGCATAAGGGGTTTCATAAACGCTGTAATCGTGGCATACAACAAACAAGCGACCCATTACACCTACTAAAATTTCCGTTCCATCTTCCATTTTTTCTTCTGTGGCAACTCCTGCAAGATTATCTAACGTATCCGCAATAGATTGCACAAACTCTAAACACATAAACGAAGATAAATGTTGCGGAGAAGGCATTGGTGGCAATGAGACATTGTGTAGAACATTGATGACCCGAATACTTTGCGAAACACCAATGATGTAATCCCCATTGATTGCAATTTTGGGGCTTACCATACTGACGGTAGAAGTGTCGTCGCTGACTTCAGAATCTGATGCCATATGGATAACATCTTTATCTATGAGACCGACAATACAAGTCATTACAACATCACCAAGTCCGACCAGCCAAATCTGTGACCCGCCCCAACCAATACCGTTACGATTCCGTGCTTAGCACTATTGCCAAACGCGGCTTCAAAATATGTAGACCCGCCATCTAAAGATGGGGATTGGAACAATGTTGTTCCGCCAATATCTGAAATAAAACCGTGGTGCTTGTGTCCCATAAACATAACTTCCATACGGATATTCTTGTCGTACAAGAACATACCTCTTTGGTCACGAGCCCATTTTTCAATTCCACCCTTGGCTTTGTGACCATGAGTAAGTCCGCATTGAACACCCGAAAGATCAAAGAATGTCCACCACTCGTCGTGAGGAATGAACCATTCAACTTGATCGGCAAGATTGCTTTCGTCAATCACTTCTTTGACCTGCTCGGCAATAATCAAATCGTAATTGTCCGAATCTGAGGTAAACGGGGCCGAACCAATTCCTTGACGAATCTCACCGTGGTTGGATGGCGTGTAAACCTTCTTGATCGGAATATCAAATTCCGCAAACATTCGCGTCTTGCGAATTTCTGATTGACGGGCATAAGACATTTGGTTACGCAAAGTAGTGGTGGTTTTTGCTTGGCTGGGATAGTGACCAAAAATATTTTCAATCTTGTCTCCAGTTACCACATCTGCAATGCATTCAATATTTACACCGCGGTGCAATAATTCTTTCAAACGATCATAACTTTTCTGAAGGGCTTCTTCTTCTCGTTTTTCAAGACCCTCAATGCCACCTCCAGCACTTTTACCACCTTGCTCGTCACCTTGCACGTGTGCGTAAGTAACTTGAACACCAAGACCTGTTCCAAGAGTTTTTCGAATAAGAGGTTGCCAAGTTTTGGCTTCGTTAATTGCGTTTTCAATGTCTTCATCAAATCGGGCTTGATCAGGAACGATCCGAGCGAAACGTGCTTTGTACGACCAAAGCCAAACAACGTCACGATCACCATCTTCTGTTCTCTTAGAAGATTGCCATTTTGAAACCCTAACCGTGTCGTCCATAACCCTGAAAGTTTTGGAAGAAAGTCCAAAAAATTCCAGCAGGGGTGCAAAATCACCGTCAAGTTCTACAGGAATTTGTCCTACTCCAACCGAAAGTTCTCCTTCGTCTCCGGTAATGGATACATAAGTATCTTGGTTCGGTCCTTCGTATTCACCAACAGGAACTTTTAATTCACCGAGATTATTTTTTTTGCGGTATTTACGTACCGAAGATTCTCCAACTTTAAAACCAAGTTTTTCAATTTTGTTCGCCACATCAACATGCCCCAAAGACATGTCTTCCAAGAAGTTTTTTATTGCTGGTTGATCATCTGCTAAATCCGAAAGCGAATAGTTATTTCCAAGGGTAAATGTCATAAAACAAATGGCCTTTCAATAGGACGGCAGTAAGGCAGAAATAAATCCTACCACTAGATGGACCAAATAAGCCAATTTTGCCAAAAAAATACATAGCCAACAAGGTAGGCTACCTAGTAATAGTGATACGAGTTTATTTAGATAAAAACCATAATCATTTAACGGTTTAAACTACTCGGGGCCGATTCCCCCCCAAACCCCCCACGCTAGACGCATAATCTAGGTTCAATTTTGGGTCTTGTCAACTCGAAAACGGATTTTCTTTTGGAATTTCAGAAAGAGCCTTGGATCGTTCGGCACGAAGGCCCTCAACGGACTCTGAAACGAGTTTGTCAATTTGCTCTTCCGGAAGGGCTAAATTGAAGTTAATTGAAACGCTTTGCGCTTTTTCACCAATCACAATTCCCGGAAGAGTAATTACTGTAATCAAGGCAGGAACGAATTGACCGACTTGGTTACCGGGTAAAACGGTAAGAGAAATTGCATATTCTGCATCTTCCCCCTGGGAGTACTTGATTAAAGATGTTTCTACGGTTTTTGAAACTTTGTCTAGCAAGTTCATTATTTTCCATATCTGTAGATTTGTAATGATTCTTTTCGGTTGGCCGCCGAAATATGATTTTCTCCAGCATCGGTGTCTCCAAGCAAAATATCCGTCTGGTCGTTTCTCTTGATCATTTTTTCGGCAATTACATCCTCTACTGTACCGTCTAGGAATAGGGTTAGACAAGTTACAGAAGGGGCTTTTGAGTCAATTCTGTGGATGCGGTCCAGCCTTTGGGTCCGGTTGGCAAAGGTCAGGGCTGATTCATATTCAATAACGTATGTGGCTTCCGGAAGGTTGATTCCCCGGGATCCAGCGTCAGATGTCAAAAAGATGGCTGGTTCTGGATCTGCCTTAAAAAGTTGGCGAGATTGTTGTTGTTGATTAATAGACATTTCCCCGTGATTTATGTAAACCTTGTATCCAGACTTGGTTAATTCTTTGTGGATATCTTTCAAAATGGATTGCCCAAAGAAAGTAAACACCACGGCTTTAGCCCCTTGGCCCTTGACGACCACGGAAAGGTAGTCCAAAAGTGCTTCCATTTTGGCTGAAGACGTGTTTTTAAAAATGTCTTCCCCGAACTCTTCAACCAACATTTTGGCAATCATTGAGCCTTCGGGATTTTCACTTCCGTAAAGCACGCTGGCCGGGTTGCCAGCAACTTGCCTGAGTACCGTCCAGAGGCCCTGTACGGGCTCCTCAGAGCCGTAACCGACCTGTTCGACCATCTCGTACAGTTTACGTTGGTCGTCCTTCATTTGGATGTGCTGGGCCTCTTCAATGCGCTTGGGGAATTGCTCAATAATGTCTGGGTCAGTTTTACGTTTGCGAATAAGCCCTTTTTGGACATTTCGGACAAATTCTGTAATTCGGACAGGTGCATAAGTTGGCCGACCAAATTGATCTCGGTTCAGAACATAAGTTTTTTCAAAATCTCCAATATTTGGTACTAAATCTGGCCGGACAATCCGCATTTGATTGAAAGCGTCTTCGTAATCTCGCTCTAAAGGAGTGGCCGTCAAACCAAGAATTCTTTGGCGAAGATTATTTTTACGTAGCATTTTTACAATGTGATAATGGGCTTTATAAGTCGCGGCGGTACGTTTACGAAGTTTGGCAACTTCGTCGTAAACTACAAAAACGTTCTTTGTGATTAACTGGTCCAACAAAGCCGTGTTTTGAGCAGAGGCACCCCGTCTGCCAGGAGCCTTGTGAAAGTCCACCAAATCGGCTTTGGCGGTCTCGTAGGTGGTAATAAGGACCTGTGGTAGCCCGTTTTTTTCTAATCGTTTCTGTCTACCCGCACCGTGGTGGATAGCAGAAGTCAACTGGGTAAATTTATCAAAATCTTCTTTCCACTCTGAGACCTTGTTTTTTTCAACAACCATCAAGACTAGGTCTATCTGGTTATCTTCAAAAAGCATGGCACTTAGGCACATAGCGGCGTGAGATTTACCCGTGCCGGTATCCCAAACCATTAAAGCGGATTTCATAAGGTATGCTTTAGCAATACCCTCTTCTTGGAATGGGTAAAGCCCAAGGGGCGAAAAATACAAAGGCCCATCTTTGGTAGGCATTATTTAAACCATTCGTCAAGTGACATTGGCCTTAAATTTTACCAGAACTATTGTTTATGCAGAAATCTGGGTCATAGAGAAAAAAATGTTTGTTTTACCGACTTGTCAATTACATCAAAGGTTGCCACTAGGCAGCCTCGTACGTTCCGCTGATTGATAGCGTGTCGCCGGTCGCAAAGGTAAATGGAACGGTGCTGGATACCGCCAGACCTGCTTCTGAGATAAGGGCAAGTTGCGTATTGGAATAAGAATAACTTGCCCGCGCATACCTGTCGGCTAGGCTCAAGTCATACAGGGTGGCTCTGCCGATTGCATCTCCTGCACCTGCAAAGTTAGCCACCATCGTCACCGGCAGACCGAATCTCCAAGTGCCAGCATTGTAAGTTGTTGTAGAGCCAATGGTGAGACGAATGCGAAAATGGACAGTCTTGCCGATTTGCAGGTATGTACCTGCGATCGTTCCATTGCCGAGCGTATGACTACCTGTAGAGCCAACCCATGTTGGTGTGTAAGCCGTCCACGCGGTTTCAGCAACACCCAGCCCAGTAGCACCAGTAGCACCAGTAAGTCCAGTTGCTCCAGTTAAACCAGTTGCTCCAGTTAAACCAATTGCTCCGGTCAGGCCGGTTGCCCCAGTATTTCCAATTGGACCTGTTTGTCCAATGGGTCCGGGGTCCCCAGTGTTTCCAGTCAAACCAGTGGCTCCACGCCCTCCAGTGCCACCAGTAGCACCTGTTGGACCTAAAATTGCACCGGCATTAGCCCAATCGGCTCCATCCCAAGTCCACAAATCTCCAACTATTAAATAACCGTCTCCGGTACTTCCAGTTGGGTGGGCTACCGCTAAAGAGGCATAGTCGGCATAAGAACCAAGAATTGATACAGCAGTTCCCGCGGGTCCGGTAGAACCGGTAAAACCCGTAGAACCCGTAGAGCCCGTAGAACCAGTAGAACCCGTAGGGCCAGTGTTTCCGGTTTTACCGGTAGCACCCGTAGGAGCCCCTGGAGGACCTGTTTCGCCGGTAGCACCCGTTGGACCCATATTGGGGTCAATCGTGTTTACGGCTTGAGCCAACAACGTAAGAGCGTTTGCCACGTTGTTTGAGTCTCCCAAGTGGCCTCTCTCGCCCAATTTCCTTGTCGGAGGAATGTATGGAGAAATGTCTACCATTTTTATTTTCCTTAATATAGATCCAGATAGTTATCTTGATAAAGTTCGCTGTTGTTGGCAAATGTTGGAACAGAGTTGCTCCATTTTCTTTGCTCAATCCACCAATCGCGAGGAATTGGACTATCCCAAAGTTTGAACCAAGGATCTTCCAAAATTGGTGGATATTGATCCCAAGGTGCATCGTTAGGACCGGAAAATTGAACTGATTCTTTGTGGGGGATACCCATTGGAAAAATGTCGTATACAGGTCGTATTGCAAGGCCCAAAACGTTTACATCTTTGTAAAGTGAAGAAACGCGCCACCTTAAACTTTGACCAAGATCGGGAAATTTGAATATTCCGCGAGGGTTGTTTTTGATGCCTTTTACTTCGTAGTAAGTGACACCACCGTCGTTAGAAAATTCCCATTTAATTTTATCCACAAAAACAGAAACATTGTCTATGTAAAATACGTCTTTTGCGTATTCATTTTGAACAATTTGTGCATACAAATTATCTGTATAAGCGTCAAACGAATGATTAATATCGTTCCAAGTGCCTTCTGCAGCAAGATCGTCCCATGTAGGAGATATATTTACAGAAACATCTGTTCCGGCTAAATGTGAAGAAGCCGTTGTTCCATTAAGACCTCGTGCCGACAAATCAACAAATGTTGGATCTAATGGGTAAATAGATGAGGGCGAAATTGCAGTTACATCCTCAGACCCAATTGTCATTGTAAATGTGCCCGTTGGCAATCCAGTTGCATCAGTTAAATGAATTGTACTTGGTGCACCATCTGTATTGCAATTATTTGCCAAAGTTGTTGAAAAAGAAAAAGTAAGCGCTGTAATATCATTCCAAGTATAACTGGTTGATAATCCACCTTGTCCAATGGTGTGAGGAACAAACCATTCGGTAACTTGATTGGAACCAGTTACTTCTGCGCTTGCAGAAGACAAAACTGTTTTTTCTTCAGTAGTTGGATTTTTGTGAAAAACCTCAATTTGAACGGGGACGGTAAGAGGTTTTTCGTTATAGATGCGAACCGCCACGTAAAACTCTTGGCCAATTTGGCTTGAAATTTTTTCGGTAATTTCTATTCCGCCAGAAGTTCTGTTTTCGCCAATATTTTTAATATCGTCCCATGTTGGGCGATCCGGAGATTCGTAAGAGTCTACAATGTCGTTCCACGTTGCGGGAATGACCGCCTCATATTCATCAAGTCGCGTACTGTATGCGTCTTTTACACCTTGCCAAGTGTTTACAACTGATTGTTGACGGTCAATTTTTAAAGCATTGCCCACAAAAGAATTGATAACGTTTGATGGTTTGACTGTGGCATCTCCAATTTGTTTCCAGTTTGGTCCAACACCATCTTCGTCAAAAGCAGATGTTTGAATAAAATCTGGATCTGTCATTAACTGAATTGGAGGACTTTGCAAAGTTGCAAATTGTAGACCGACAACGTTTCTTTGAGATTGAAAACTAACGCTTTCAGTGCTATGCGTTACGCCATAAAGTTCGTCTCCTGGAGGAAGAGACAATGCACCTGAAGACCATTTCCAGCCATTGTTTTCAGAACCCAGCGTAGTTGGATCTATGTGTGCCGTATCTATAAATTTTTCAACATATTGATTTGTGTCGTCGTCTACAGCATAATCAACCCTATACATTTTTAATGTTTTTAAACCAGCAAAAAAGGCTACTTTATGTAGAAATGGAAATTCTATAGTTTTATAAACATGTTTTTGTTTAAGTTGAAATTGAATTTGTTGAGTGCGGTGTGTTAACCATTGCACAAATTGAAAATAATTACCTGATTCACGCAAACGTTTTGC